TGACCTCGGGGCCGACCTCGCGGTGCTTGTACTTGCCCCACGACCCTGTAGACTTGTACTCTGGTTCTTTGATCGGGGGATCTGGCTTTACGATTTTGCGGACTCGGGAGAGTTTCGACATGGCTCAAGAAATAGTTCGGGTGTAAGCGTTAGTGCGAATTTCCCGCATCTGCTACACCAAAACATGCTAGTAGATATCATTTCCGGTGTAGCCTTCATGTGGACGCAAAGCAACTCGTGGATTGAAGCCTTGCAAGTTACCGTCCATTTGTGGGAACATTCGGGCATGTCTTGTTTTCCGCCTTCTTCTCTTTATTGTTCAATGGAACCCAGAACATTAACTTTTGTAGTATGGTAGCGAGAAATCCTTTTCTTGCTTGCCACACTAGTCCGTACAGAAGACTCTTGGCTTGATCTTCGTCCACCATTCCTTTTAGCCATTTGTTGTCTGGTGTGTGTGCTGCGACCACAAGGAATACTTTGTTCCCTGGTGCGTCTGCCCACCACATTGCAAGCCCTACATGATCTGGGTCTGATATGACTTTGGGGGCTTCGTCCATGTATTCTAATGGTCCTGTCATTCTTTCGCCTTCCCTTTGTTCTCGGCCTTCTTCTCTTTCTTGTAACATTTCTGCATGAGCTTGAACACTTCGTCGGGTAACGCAAATATCATCTTCTCGCTCATCTTCATCGGGTTGTACGCCATCAAAGCAAACGCGCCGTCTTTGTAAACGATCTGGTAGTAGAGATTGATTTTGGAACCCGCGACGGGTTTATAGGTCGCTTGTTGTGTCATTTCACATCACCCTCATTACGGCTCGTATTTTATCGAACGTTGGGCACGAGGTCACGCCGAACTGCGGCCAGTGAGTCGGGTACGCCAAACATCGTTTGCTGGTGAGCAGCACAATGAGAACAAAGACGAGGAGCGCGATAACAAGCCCCCTGAATCCACGGTTACTACTTGCCATCGGCCCCCCGTCTTTCCTGCGGTTGCCACCATCCCTTAACACCTGTCTCAATCTTGTGTTCTTCGCACAAGTTCTTGACGACCTTCAAAAAGTACGCGCGTACCTGTGGGCGTTGGAGTTTCTTCGTTTCCAGAGGTTGTCGTAAAACGAAATCGTTCGTTGCACCAAGCGCCACGTTGACGTGCTGCTCAGGAACTCGTTCCCCGATCCGGTAGTAGAGACCTGCGAACGGGTCGAAAAGGTCGCGGTCCCCCGAAAGAAGTGCGATTTTCTCTGAGATGAGATCCCTGATGCGGTTGGCGTGGGCAGGTGGAGAGTGCATTTTCTTTAGTACCTCCAGGTACAAGAGAGAAACAGGACTGTATCACAAGTTTGGCAAGGGTGTCAAGGGGAAAAAAGAATCGCCGCGGTACCCCTGGAGGCGTCCCGGAAACATCGGGAAGGAACCGGGACTGAGGATTTTATACCGCGGCGATCGATCTACTTCGAGTTCTCGACCTCAAAGGCATGGTCATCGTCGAGGATCAACGACTTCAACTCTTCTTTCGTCGGCCCCTTCTCCGGTAGATTCTTCTGGAACCGATTCCACAGAACGAGTAAGAGTAAGGCAGAGAGCACCCCAAAGAGTATGCCGACTCCAAATACTGCGAGGTATGTATACATGGGCTCATTCAAACACGGGAACAAGGCCGCTGTCAACAAAGGAGTCACCGAATTCCAAAAAACGTTTGGGATGAGCGGGATGCAAGACGGCCATTGCTACGACTGGCTCGCTGCGTTAGAGGTCTTAGACGTGCCCTCGGTCATTTCCTACGATACCGACACAAAGAAATGGGTGTGTAAGAGCCAGGCGCTACTCGACTTTCTGTCGATCGTCACCAACGGAGACAAAAAATGGCTCGTTGCATACTTCCGGCAGCCCGGCAAGTTCCGCACGAAGATTCTGACTGACACAGATGGCCGTATCCGTATGATGCTCTTAGCGAACGCGATCGAGAAAGCGAAGCAAGGCGACGTTTCGTTCTCCAAACACGCCCTCGACATCATTCGAGAGTTCGAGAAGGCGAACCCCAAGAGGAAACATGAGGAAAGCGCCGAAACAGGCACCCCGAGAGGGCTTCGAGACTTGGACGAATAGGGCAAAAGAGGCTCAACGAGAGAAAAATTACAGCGAAGTAAGGCGTTGTTACCAAAATGCTTACTTCAACGCATCGAATCTAGCTGATTCCCTCTGGAATTTCTCGAAAAAGGTCGTGGGGCGCGATGTCGAGGGTCTCGTGGACGACCGCCGGCGGGAATTCGCCGACTTCGTGACCCAGGACCACCCGCGAAAGATGCTTCAGGCTGCGCGCGGGTCGTGGAAATCGTCGATCGCAGTCGTGGACTATTCGGCATGGCTCGTCGGGCGCGACTACCTTGTCAACAACGGTGAAAGCCGCATCCGAATTCTCTTGGCCTCGGAAACCGAGGAGCTCGCCAAACGAAACCTCCGCGGGATCCGGCAAATCATGGAGTGGCGCGAGCAGTACGTCGAACTCGCGGGGAACCATCGGCCCGAACGCGACTTCCAACTCTGGGGGAAGACGAACCTCACAAGCGGGTTCCGAAAAGACCCGACGATTCTTGAACCCACGATCTCGGTCATGGGGTTGGATACCGCGCGTACCGGATTTCACTACGATGTGATCATTTGCGACGACTTAGAGGCCGAACGCACCAGCGCCTCACGCGACTTGATCGATTCCTGTTGGGAGTTCTACCGACTTCTTCTCTCGATCCTCACGCCCGGGGGGACGCTCCTTATCGTAGGCACCCGCTGGCACCCCGAAGACATTTATGCAAAGATCGAAGATCAGAACTCGTCCCTCAAGGATAACCGCAAGGTCAAGATCCTCACGATCCCCTCGGACGACGGTGAAGGACTCGAAATCGGGAACTTGAACTTCCCCAACGTCTTGACCAAAGAAGAACTTGAGGCGTTCCGCGATTCTCAGGGGCCGCGTATCTTTAACTGCCAGTACCGTTTGCGGCCCCACGAGGACGAGGAAGCGGCGTTCAAGAAGGACTGGATACGGTTCGTCTCGCTCTCGGCCCTAAAGAACAAACGCCTAAATGTATACGTGACATGCGATTTTGCGTGGACTGAGAAGTCAGCAACCGATTTTCGTAGGGCCAAAAAACCCGATTTCACGGTTGTCGAGACCTGGGCTGTGGATGACGACTACCACTACCACTGTCTCGACTGGTTCAGGGAGCGGTGCTCGAAACGCAAAGCCGTGGAAGAGTTGTACCGACAGTACTTTGAGCACGAAGCGATTTCGGCCATAGGTCAGAAGTATGACAGGTCGCAAATCGCGGACACGATCGACCAGTACGGGTTCGAGTACGGGAAGTTTGTGTCGATGGATTGGATCGCGTACCCCGCCCCCGCGGGCGGAAAGAAGCAGGACCGCATCCTTGCGGTGTGTGAACCCGCATTCCACGCCTGTAGGGTCCATATCACGCGCGACATGGAGTGGTTCATCAAGGAAGAGTACGAACCGTTCCCTAAAGGCAAAATGGATGGGTTCGATTGTATTTGCAACGTGATCCACGTCGCTTCCCCTGGGGGCAAGGTCCACGTCAAAACCAAGGAAACGGAACACTCACGCCGGATCAAGATGCTAAAAGCGGGTACCTTTGAGCCTGCTCTAAGTGCATCAAAAGAAGAGGATTGGCGTCAGGTGTAGAATATTCTACACCTTGTTGCAGAATAGTCTACAGTTCTTATTGACAAGCATCTCGGGAGGTACAATAGAGTCTGTAGGTGATGGGTGAAATAACTCAGTTCTCCTTCAACGAGTTGTGTGATGCGGCCGCAGTCTTTGTCTCTCGCGAGAAGCAATTGGGTCGCGCCCGACTTGTGGTGTCGGTGTTGTTCGGCCAAGAGGAACCCTCGGTTGTCGCAAGCGATCGGGGGTTCCTTGATTTTTTGTCCCGAGAGTGGAAAGCGAACGGAGGCGTGACGTGATGAAAGTAGAGAGAGCAATCAAGAAACTTGGGATGGCGATGAACCCCCCCAAATCACTGAGCGAGTTTGCAAAGCGCGCGCATGGCAAACAAAAGAAGACTAAGAAGATGACGGCGGCGTTTACAGAGGACATTAAGACGGGCAAGAGGACGGGTACGATCGGGGATCCCGCGGCGCGAAAGGCGTGGACCGAGTACTTCGATAAGGAAATGAAGTCGCTGGAACCGAAACCCAAAAAGTAGAGAGGCGCGTTATGCCGAAGAAGAAGATGAAGCTCTCGAAGGGCGAGTCGATGTGGGTTTCGGACAAGATCGCGCACCTAATCAAGAACGAGGGCAAGACTCAAAAACAAGCCGCAGGTCAAGCCTACGGCATGGTCGAAGAGCGGCGGAAAGGAAAGAAACATGCGTAAATGGATTTTAGGGGCACTCCTCATTGTGATGTGTGTGCCTGCGTTACTTTCTGCGGAAGGGGATCGGTACCACGACAACTTCCGGTGTACGTCGTATGTGGCAAGTGCCAATGTACTCTACACGCCTCCGAAGGCTGTGTGGCGATACATTATTGTTCTCAACTGTCCGACGACAACTGGCGCTGTGACATCTACGGTTACGCTCTACAAATCTGCCACCGACACTTCGATTGTTACCTTGTACGGAAACTCCTTGGGTGATGCAAAACCTACTATGGAATTTTACGGGCCGAAGGTTACGAAATTCCGTATCGCTGTCGGGGCCACGGCCGGTATGGTCGTGCAAATATTTGCGTGGTACTAAAGATGCCGGTATACGCATATCAGTGCTCCAAATGCTCGCACGAGTTCGATGCGCACCGAACCGTTGAGAAGTGCCACGCAATCAGGTGCGAGAAGTGTAGAGGCAAGTGCCAAATCGTGATCACAAGTCCTGTGGCGGTTCACACTTTCCAGCCGTACTACTCGCCGAACCTAAAGACGGTTGTGCGTACCAAGGGCCAGAAGGCGCGGCTTATGAAGCAGAAGGGGTTCGAGGAGTACTCGACCATAGACGAAGTAAGCCGCGAAGCGCGCCGCATGAAGAAGCAAGAAGACGACATTGAGGCTCGAAAGAAACCGGACGAGAAGTTCATCGAATGCTACAACAAGGCGTTAGCACAGCACCCGCGGTGATCGTTACGACCGACATGCTCGCGCAGTGTCACTGTGTCAAATGTGGCGCGCGGCTTTTCGATTACCGACTTGTGAGTGGAATCTTTTCCATTGAGATCAAGTGCTACAAACAGAACTGTAAACATGTGAACACGTTTGTGGGGACCAACCTTGGCTGACGACAAAGAAAAAAACGAGCAACGCGAGATCGTGAAGATCCTGAACGTCCTCTATAAAGAGGTCGTTTCCTCGTGCAAAGAACGCCGGGACGAGGAAGAAAAAGAGTTCCAGATGTATCTCGGCAAACAAGAGATCGTCCGGAAAGGTAAACAGCGCGCGAACACCAAAACCAATTTCCTGTACGCCCAAATCGAGACCGAGAAACCGATTCTCACGGCGAACACTCCGACCGCGGAATTGACGCCGGTCATCGAAACCGACAACTGGAAAAAAGTTGCCCAAGAGATGGAGAATGTGGTGAACCGGATTCTCCGGCGTAACGACCCTCGATCGAGATACATGGACATTGTGAACAACGGACTCTTCAGCGGGGTTGGATGGTTCAAGGTCATCTTTAACCCCGAATCGTTTGCAGGATACGGCGATTTGGAGATTCGGGTTCCACGGTCTCAGTGCGTGTATCTTGAACCGGGGATCGACGATTACCGAGACGTGAACTACGTCTTCGAGGTCACAAAAGTCAACGAACTCACGATGCTTCGCCGGTACCCGGATCGCAAGGCTGACACAAAAGCACTTTTTGCCGAAGAAAGCCAGGTTGTCGAGACACCTGTCAAAGACGGGAAAGAGGTTGGTCACGGGTACGTTGCAACGGCTCCCGGGGTCTCGGCAAGTACGGTGTCAACCCGGTTCTTTGACATTGGACTCCCTGACCAGAAACGCAAAAAGACGATCGATCTGGTTGAGGCGTGGTTCCACGACGGTGAGATGGTTGAGCAGGAGATCGAGATTATCGACGAGCAGGGCCAAAAGGTCTACGACGACAAAACAGGGAAGTTCAAGACCGAGAAGAAGTTGGGCCAAAAATACCAGTTTGGGCGCGTGATACTCTTTTCGGGGAACATGGTGTTTGACGACCGTCCCAACAAGTTCCCGGGACTCCCCTACTTCCCGTGGTTCAACGTGCGCGTTCCAGGAGACCAGTACGGGATGAATGCTTTGAGACAGATTGTACCGCCCCAGAAGCAGTACAACTCGCGCAAGAACCAGATTACCGATTCGATGGCGTTCTCGATCAACCCCCGCATTTATGTCGATAAACGCGCGGGGCTAGACATCGACCGCATGACGAACTCCCCGGGCGAGATCCACGAGGTCAACGATGTCAACCTGATAAAACACGAGTATGGACCTGGTGTTCCAGGGTCGGCCTTCGATTCTCTTAACATTGAGCAAAGTAACATCGAGGCAATTTCGGGTGTGCGCGAAATTACTCAAGGGACGATCCCCGGGGACATTAGGTCGGGTGCCGCGATCGAAGCTCTTCAGGAAGCGGCCGACGTGCGCTTGAGAGGGAAATCGGGCGAGCTCGAATCCACAACTTTCTGGATGGTTCGGTTCATTATCAACATGGTTGTGGCATTTTACAAACACAAAATCCACTTCCGGGTTGACTCGGAGATTGAGAAAATGCCCGAGTTCAAGATGTGGCTCGACAAAGAACTCTCGGCCGATTTCTTTGACATCGACATTCGGGCCGGAGTGAACCTCCCGCGGTCCCGTATTGCAGCGCAGCAGTTTATGCAATGGATGTACGACCGCGATTTGGCGGACCCCATCTACATTATCGACCAGTCGAAAATCGAAGGCAAAGAACAGTTAATCAAACGGATGCAACCGCTCTGGGATGCTGTGCTTGAAGCGAAGATCAAGCAAGCCCAGGCGGGAAGTCAAGAACAGCCGCAACCCAAGCAAGGTGGGTAAGTAAAATGGCAATCAGTCCTTTTGCCGCGCCGATCCCCCAGGAGCGGCCGGAACAGCAGGCCGCAGCGATGGCCATAGAGCAGCGACAGGCGGGTCCCGAGGCTCAAATGGCCGAAGGAATGAACCCCGTTGCCGCCCACTTGGTTGCTGCGCTCAAAGCATTGGTTCAGCGGGGTGCCGCAGCGGGTCAACCGCTCCCCGAAGACATGGCGGCAATTCAGCAGTTTTTGGATGGCCTCATGCAGATGCAGGGCCAAGGAGCGCCCCCCGGACAAGGAGCGCCTGAGCAGGGACCGGGGCAACCCGGAATGGGGTCCCCAGGAATGGGGTCCCCAGGAATGGGTCAGCCCGGAATGGTCCCCGCCGGCATCCCCCAGGGATAAGCGCGCAACATACGTAGAGAGGAGTAGATGTTATGCCAGCAATAGAACCCGAGGGACAACCCGCCGGAGCGCCGGTTATAGAGCCACAAGCGCAGGAACCGGATTGGGCCTCAGCCGAGGTCGAAGTCACTCCTGGTAAGAAGATGCGGCTCGGAGATGTTGTCAAGAGCACCGGAGAACGTGAACGCCGGATGCACGAAGCGACAACCGAGGCGTCACAACTGAGAGAGGAGATGAAGAACCTTGAGTTTGCTCGTGAGGTCCAGCGAAGATACTGGGCTGAACCCGATTTCCGAGAACGCTACGATGCGTTATTTGAGGGTCAACCTCAGCAACGCATTGTTGCGCCGGAAGTACAGCAACTTAGGGCTGATGTCTCCGAGCTCCAGACATTGAAGTTTGACCGCGATTTCGACAGGCTCCGCGCCAAAGGGCACGAGGTCTCGAAAGACGATGAGATACGCGCACTCACCGAAGTCAAGATGGGTCGTGCGGGGAGCGTTGAGCAAGCGTACCGAAACATCTTTTGGGACCGCGAGATTTCTAAGGCTAGAGAAAACGCGAGTACGGCGACGGCTAGACACATGGCCGAAACCCGAAACCTTTATCAGCCGCCCCCGAAAGGCGGAGCGCCATCGAAATCGTCACCAAAAACCATGACCGCTGCCGAGCGCGAGGCGCACGCTATTCGAGCACTCGGCGAGGTGATGGGAGAGTAATTGACGAAGGAGTTGAACAATGGCACTCGGCCCCAGTGGAGTATGGGACCAAATATCTGCCATCGTGAACGACTACTTTATGCCGGATTTCCCGGATCTCGTCTTCAACAAGCATCCTTTGCTCAAGATGCTGTGGGCGAAGGGTACGAAACCGCAAGGCGGGAACCAGATTCGGCAAACGTTCATGTACCAATTCACGAAGGATGGCGCGTATAGCGACTACGACCAGTTGAATTCGAGCGGCGAGAACCAGTTCGACGCTGCGAAGTACGCCTGGAAGAAGTACTACCAGCACACGACGGTCTCGGTTCCCGAGATCAACATGTGCTCCGGCCCCGAAGAAGTCTTCGGCTACTTGAAGAAGAAGATGGCGGGGAACGCGGCGGGCCTTCGTGATTCGTTGGCGACCGACATGTACGTCTACACGTACAATGACGATTCCATCCAGATCAACTCGCTCCCGAACCTTTTGGGAGACGGGACGTGGCCCTCGACGGGTTACTTGACCGCGGGCGGAATCAACAAGTCTCTCTACTCGTGGTGGAGAGGGTTCCAACGGACGGAGACAGGAACGTTAGGGTCGAGAGACACGATGACGGACCTTTGGTTTGACATTGCAGAAGGGACGGATGTCCCGGACTTAATTGTTTCCGGTTACGCTCCGATGAAAGCGCACCAGGCGGAAGTGACGATCACAAACGCCCAAGAACGGTTCACCAACACGAACCAACTTCTTTCGGGCTTCACGACGATCACTTTCCAGGGATGCCCGTGGGTTGCGGACCGGCACTGCACGACGACGGAACTCTACATGCTGAACACTTCGACGCTCGACTTCGTGACACACGCGAAGGAGAACGCACGGTGGGACGGATGGAGAACCCCGAGTCGGCAAAACGTGAGAGTCGGTTACGTGTTCTGGATGGGGAACCTGTGCGTTTCCGATCCGAACATGAACGGCATCATCCACAAGTAGAAAGGAGGGCACGATGTTTAAGCAAGTGTTTCGTGGGCCGTTGTCCGAGACGGCTACCGTGGCCTCCCAGTTGGGGATGGCCGGAGAATGGCGGGCGGATCAGTCTGGTAACATTTACCAGTTGGTCTACTTTGCCACCACCTGTTCGTATGGCTTTGCGGTCCAGTCCGTCACGGCCAGCACGAACGTCGGATACCACGTAGGCTTGGCAAGCGTTACCGGAGTGAAGGCGGCCGGAGTTCTGAACCAGATCGCAACAACGGGAACGATCGCGGCCGGAGTCTACGCATGGGTCCAAAGATGGGGCACTGGTGTAGCAAGCGTAAAAGCAAGCTACGCCGTGAACCTTCATCTTATTCCGTCAACGGATGGTGGGTTGCTCTCTGGCGTGGCGACGATTGCCGGCGCATACCGAGCGGGAGCGACGTACAGTTCCGTTACGACGGGAAACCAGACCGTAATGATTAACATGCTCTAGCCGTCACAAGATCACGACAAGGAGGAAAAAGCGATGTTGAAGCAAGTGAATCG